AGGAATAAAAATAAGGAATAAAAAATAAAAATACATAATATACATAATACACTATACACTATTTATTCCTTATTTTTAGGATTCTTCTTCCCATTTCCCATCTTTTTTAGATCCTTTACCAACTTTACAATGTTCTTTGAAAATACCAAAATCTCTTTATCATCAATATCATCAGGCATATTCTGAATACGATCCTTAAAAATACAGGAAAACGCTGTTTGTGCCTTCTCTTCCTTCCCTATGTTCTTCAACTCATTTTCCAACTCTATCATATTCTTAATAATTTTAGCATATGCCATAATCTCCTTATCATCGAGATTATTTGGCATGTCCCGAATACGTTCCTTGAAAATAACGGATAAGGCAGATTGCGAAGTAGTAGTCATATTTCGTAAAACGGTTTGATGTGTTAGTGTTCTTCTCGTATAAGACTTTTGGATACTTAGAGCAGCTTAGAGTAGCGTAGTTGAGTAATAATTATGATATGCTTTCATATCAATTTTTTATATTTATGTAAAATAATAGAACAAATTATAACCGGAAAAAATAAAAATATATGAGATTACATTTTATATTTTAACATATAAAATAAAATATATCAAGAATGCTATTAACAATATCATTGGTATCAATGACAATATTGTGACTATCCAGCTCCACATATAGCATTCGCCTTTTGTTAAACAGGTTATATTATATGCCGTCAAAAATATAACAAACAGATATATAAAATATGCTATTAGATATAATCCGGGGCCTTCCAAATACACATTCAAAGCAAGAGATATTATAGTAAATATAATACTAACTGCAATATATATCCATCCCTGTGTAGAAAAATAGTCCATCGTCGTATATCCTTATCTATTATTATTAAGATATATATATTTTCATAGATAGAATGATAGAATGTAATCTATGATATCAAAGTATTCATAATTGCGAAACATAGTGATGTTCTGGACGGCATTTCGTTAATTGGATTGGTTGCAAAGAACTGGATAAGCGTCTTGATATTTTTGACATCATTACATTGACATAGATAGTAATAAATGTTAGAGCAAGTAATAAGCTTCTTGCTAAATGTGGAAACTTGTAGATTTCTCAGCTGCGCCAAGTGATACTGAATAATCGGTGCAAATTGCTTATCCATCTCCTTATTCATCTTGTATCTCTTATAAGTTGGGTTATATGTCGTAGTAGATTTATAATAGCTGTAGAGGCTATCCTTGATAGTTGAGATAATCGTATGTACGAGATATGTTGGGTCAATCTGTCGCCCGTTATTGTCAAGAGGAATCTGGATATTAGGGTTATATGTTGCAATATAATCCTTAATAGTATAATTCTGCTTGTTTTTCATATAGACACTAAGAATATTCATCCATACATTAGGATGGCACGGGTCAGTCTCTTCACGATAGTTAATATACGTTGATGATATCTTGTAAAGTCGCGAAAAGTTCTCGCCATCAATCTTTTTCTTAATAATCAATCCATAGCTTTTATTCTCGTTAATATATGCATTTGCTTGATTGATATCTGCGAAATATGCCGGATATTTTACACCCATATTAAAGAGCTCTTGAATAGCCGCCTGATTAATATCATATTCTTCGAGTGTAATTCTGTTCTTTGTATTGATATGTACGAGCTCCATATAATTATCCCCAAGCACATCCGTATAATCAATGATATGCTTGTTATCATAGTGAATCAAGACAAACTCATAAGCGTGTTCGGGATTCAAATTGGACGCGAACATAGCCCGCAGAGTATCGCTGACATCGTCGGGCTGAATGCGTGAGAGCATTTCGGCAGTTTCTGGCGATTTACTGTAATATCCATATAGTACCTCGTCAAACATCTTGCCGTGCGACTTCGTAGGATGCGAGAACTTTGAACTATTCGCATCGGGGCAACTGGATGTCCCAAAATACCACTGATTTTTATAATTATAAACAGTAATAATAGTACCATCATAAGCCTCATAACATTTGTCGGTATCACTATAATTCGCCGAAATATATTCCTCAAATCCGATTCTTCGCGGAATAGAATTGGCATAAGTAACAACAACATTATTATTACAAGAGAGAGTAAAGTCCAATACAATACTACGGCACTGCTCATATAGCTCCTTATATTCATAAATATCGCCCATCTTATAATTAGTGTGAAGGAGAACAATATCGTCGTTGTTTTTGAACTTTTTAACTTTGATATTCGGCCAGAAATGATATTTTTTCAGCGTATTAATGAGAGTATTAGCATAAGTAGTATTGCCGTCGTAATTACCATAAGTTTTTTCAATTAATTGAGTGAGATTAGTAGGGGGGACATTGGACAATGGCATATCACTGCTCATAATAATACTTTGTTAAAAAATATATATATTTAATTGCTTATATCAATTTTTATAAAAATATTATGCAAAAAATGACAGGGGTTGAAAAAATAAATAGAAAATATCATAATGTCTGCTAATAATATTATAGATTATGAAATAGTTCAGTCCTGTTATCAAACTAAAAATTGGCGTAAAAATTGTACCTGGTATAATAATGGAAAATCAAATGAGTGTGAAAAATATCAAATTACTTTGATACAACAACTAATTTCTATTAAATTAGAAAAAACAGACGACAGATTAGATATAGAAAATATAGAAATTAAAAGTATTAAATATCCACTAACATATGATTATGGATTTGATTTTACAGAAAACTTTGACGGAGTAATAAATGGAAAATATAATAAATACTATTTTAATTTGAAATTTGTTTGCGATAGCGGAGGAGCACAAACAAGAACACTAAAAGAAGTATATCATTTTATTAAATGTCAATTAGAATACTTAGTTAAAAACGCAAAAGATAATACTATACAATTCTTTAATATTTTAGACGGAGATACAAGTTATAAAAGTATTGATAAGTTCAATTATTTATTAAACAAAGAAAGATATATAGATATTAAAGCTAATATTTTTATAGGAAGTCTATACGATTTTGCCAATGATATAGTAAAATCAGGGAGATTCCAAACTGTCTAATCTGTCTAATAGATATTCAGTTATTGAATATACAAGGTCAAATGATATTCTCTTTCTTGCTATATCCTTGCTCTCTCTATAATTTGTTAGGAAAAGTGAGCTATATTTTTCTCGGTGTTCGCGCAAGTATTTATTAAAGCTTTCAATTAATTTTTTCTGCTTTTCTTCATTTATTGTGGGCTCTATTTGTAATGTCGCATAAGTTCGTGCAGATTGATTAGGAGTATTATCTATATATATATCTTTATCTTCAACATATGATAATCCTATCTGTGATGTAATATTATCATCTATACATTTAACAAGGATATTTGTATTACATTTGTCTCTATTCTTATTAGTAAGTCGTGTGATTTTATAAATATTATTTAGTGGCAATTTGTATATTTCACCACCAATCATATAGTTATTTTTAGAGTTTAATTCTGTGATTATTGTTATCTTCGAAGGATATACAGATATTTCTACAATATTCGGGATATTACTCTGTTTTTTGACTTCAAATTGGAAAGAGCATATTGTATAAGATGTATCCGAAAATACTTGCTCTTCAAATATGTTTAATTTAATAATCTTATATTTTTCTAAAAATAACTTGCGTATCTCTATATCTGCCTGACGAATAGATGACCAGAAGTTTAATGGAATTATTATAATCCCTCCCGAACAAGTAATGTCTATTATATTCTTAATAAAACATTTATATAAATCATTGACATTATATTTATCAAATAGCTTTTTATCCGCGCTTTTATTTCTAGCAAGATAGGGCGGGTTTGTTATAACATATTTATTATTATAATCAGGGGGCTCGTTTATTGTATCCCTCTTTATAATATAATCCTTCTTAGGCTCTATATCATAACAGTCTATATTATATTTAATATTTTTGAGATTTTCGGTATTTTTAATAAAATTAACAAGATCACCATTGCCGGCAAAAGGTTCAATAATACCAATAATATCATCCGGTATTTTCATATTTTGTAAAATATATTCATTATTAGTTGTGTAAAATTGCCCCAAAGCTTTCTTATTTTTATTAGACATCTCCTTAAAATTATCTTATTACTTTATATTATATCATTTTTTATCTATTCATTTTCTAACAATAATAGCAGTACATATATATAGCCGTCATTATTAGAAATACTGTATATATTCTATATAATGTCTTATTATCTATATAATTATTTGTACCAATATAAGCTCCTGCAATTCCACCAAGGATACTTCCAGCAGCTACTATAATAGCCACATTAAAATCCAAAAATCCGTGCTGATAATATAGATATAGTCCTGGCAACGCATTCGGTATCGTATTTAAGAAAAGAGATATTGCGACAGCTTGCTGGAACGAAAAATCATAATAAACTAATAAAGGCAATAGCAATATGCCGCCACCAATACCAATCAACCCAATAATAACCCCGATTATTACTGAGCCAATAAACAACTCTATTAGCATCTATATTATTATTTAGATATTTATAATAAAACACTCCAAGCCAGCAAAAATATAAAAAATATATATCCTAATCTAACCTAATCTAACCGCCCTTACATCTACATCAACCTATTTACTCAAAATCCTTATCCTTCTTCTTGTCGGCTTTAGCCTCCTTCTTGGCCTTCTTAGGCTTCGTGGGCTTTGTGGGCTTTTCATCAGCTTTGACTACCACCTCTTCTGCTACTTCAGCAACAGGCTCCTCAGGCTCATCAGGCTCCTCATCTGCATCAACCGCTTCAGCGAGAGTTGCCTTGTAAGCCTTCCACTCTTCAGCAAGCTTAGAGAACCTTTCGGTATTTGAAAGCTCGGGAAACTCATCACGTATCCTTTGTTGATTGTCCCTGATATACTGCTGATACTTGGTAAGAGCCCTCTTAGGCTTCTCATTACCATCCTCGTCAAGATTGTTCCTCTTCTTCTTCTTGGTATCCTTCTTCTTTTCAGCAATCTCAATCTTGGTATTCTTCTTCTTCTCCTTGAAATCCTTTTTGAACTGAGCGAAATGCTCGTCCAAACCCTTTGATGTGTTAATCTCATCGGGAATATTCTTCATATACTCCTTGAAGGCCATTCCGATAGTCTGGGTGGCGACAGCAGCAGACATTCTTCTGAAAGAGTTTCTGGATAAAACTTGGAAAGGCCTTTGAAGTTTGATAGGCTGACTTTAGGCTGGCTTTAGGCTGGCTTTAGGCTGGCTTTAGGCTGGCTTTAGGCTGGCTTTAGGCTGGCTTTGACTGTGATAGTAATATTGTAAATACCTTTTGGTGTCAATTTTTATCTTAATAATCGTAAATTATAACATATTTATTCCTTTATTATATAATCTTAATAATTATATTTATGAAGGCTATTGTAATATTTATAGGTTATTCACATTATCTTTATGATAACTTAAAAAGACACCAGATATTTTATAAAAATGAAAAGATTAATTTGAGTAGCGGAGCGTATCTCGTGATTTATTTTGTAATTTCTAAAAAACTTTTAAAACTTTAGAAAACTAAGAGATACGCTCCGCTACTCAAAATTTAAAATGTAAAAAATAGAATATTCCAGTGTCTCAAGAACTGATAAGATAATCTTAGTATATTTATAATAATTATAGAGAGGCTACAGCAGGCTATAGTCAAGGATATAGAAAAGGCTACAGCGGGCTATAGTCAAGGATATAGAAAAGGCTACCGCAGGCTAATTAGATGATTACTATATATTTATATTACCATTCTGATAACTTAAAAAGACACCAGATATTTTATAAAAATGAAAAGATTAATTTGAGTACATCTCGTGATTTATTTTGTGATTTCTAAAAAACTTTTAAAACTTTAGAAAAAACTAAGAGATACGCTCCGCTACTCAAAATTAAAAATGTAAAAAATAGAATATTCCAGTGTCTCAAAAACTGCTGTATTAATTTAAGTATATTTATAATAATTATAGAGAGGCTACTGCGGGCTATTGTCAAGGATATAGAGAGGCTACTGCGGGCTATTTAGATGATTACTATATATTTATATTACCATTCTGATAACTTAAAAAGACACCAGATATTTTATAAAAATGAAAAGATTAATTTGAGTACATCTCGTGATTTATTTTGTAATTTCTAAAAAACTTTTAAAACTTTAGAAAAAACTAAGAGATGTACTCAAATTTAAAAATGTAAAAAATAGAATATTCCAGTGTCTCAAGAACTGATAAGATAATCTTAGTATATTTATAATAATTATAGAGAGGCTACCGAGAGGCTACCGAGAGGCTACCGATAGGCTACCGAGAGGCTACCGAGATATTAGTATTATCATTCTGATAACTTAAAAAGACACCAGATATTTTATAAAAATGAAAAGAAAAATTATTGATATCCCAGTGTCTCAATGACTGATAAGATAATCTAAGTATATTTATAATAATTATAGAAGCTTTAGGGTTGTATTAGTAGCCTATTATATATCTATTGAAGAAGCTAAAAAAATAAATGCAGTTATTGATTATGTTTTAGCGCACCCCTTTGGATTTGCCTGCTATTTTTTGCCATCCGGTTTTTTATAGTACTTATCAAACCATACTTGACCTACTACTTTTGAAGCCTGTTCTGATGTTATTTGGTTATTTACAATTTTCTCTCGCATCTCTAAAAAATATTCAAGGCTACTATATTCAAATCCTTCCTCTTTTGTAACCATAGCATATAACATAGGATATCTCTCTTCAAAAAACAAGATTCCCTCAATTGATTTTTTCATTTCTTTCAACAGCTCCTCGTGAGATGAATGTTTAGCCTTGTTCTCCGTTATATACAATACAATATCTTGAACCATCGCCTTTATATCAGCAGTTTCCATTCCATCTTTTACAAAATCAGCAACCTTTCCCTTTTTTCTTTCAGTACTCATACTATTTTAAATTAATTATCAAGTTTATCTTTATATAATAATATCTATTTTATATATAGAATAATGAAAAAAGAATTAGAATATGCTGAATTAGACTATAGCCATAATGTTCCCATACCTCCTCAGCCAAAAAATGCAGGATTATATACTGGCGATGTCTTATTTGACAAAAAACCATGGGGCAATAGTTATAGAATGCCTCCGGCCGAACCTGATGCTGCCGTGTATGCTTCGCATTTTTATGCCAGCCATCACATACCTTCATATAATAGACCTGGTAATAATAATATAATTACTGATAAATATAAAAAATATATTGCAACCAATCATAATGATAATTACAATTTTAGCTGCCACACAACAGATATAATATAGAAGATTACAAGGCTCGGTAATAGCTTACGAAGCAATATCTTGAGCTACCAGATTGGTAGGTTGGATTTTCTTAATTGTATCTCTGTGTTTAATCAAGAAAGTACAGATATACTTATATACCTCATCTACTTGCTCGAAAGATACACCGCCTGTAATTAAGATGCTTCCGCTCTCAAACAATGCCCCTGTAACCTTTTTGCAATCACCAACCTTTTCACCCTTCCCTTTTCCATAGCATTTCTTAGGACAATAGCAAATACCATTCTTTTTTTCATTGCATTTATTCCAGAAATATTCTAATTTAACACCTTGATATATTCCGGGCTGAAATGAACACTTATTATTATATAGATCGCTGATAAATATATTGTGTATCTCACGCCTCTTTAAGCCAAATGGAACTGCGAGAGAATCGTCGCAATAAACCTTGAAATCCGAGTTAATCATCCGAATCTTGAAGTTCTGATATTTTAATTTTAATTCATAATTATCATCACGATTATTTATAATGTCCTTACTAATATCATCATAGATATTCCTAATATTAGAAATGATATGATTTACAATAATAACAGTATCCTCAACAACCTTTATTCCAGTTATTTGAATATTGCCATTCTTAAATATTTTCACATTTGGCATATATTTCTCGTTCTTATATATAATTGTAACCTGATTGTCAAACCTATTTTTCTTCATCTTATTTTTCTTACTATTCCTCCTCTTCTTAGGATATGTTCCGCGATTTAAATCCTCACCATCCTTCATATACTGTGCCCATACAATTCCATCACTATCATCCTTATCTATTATTGCAATATTTTCAAAAAGCATCTTCAAGTTTAAATTAATATCCTCGCCAATATTCGCATTACAAGTTATAGTTGAAACTCTATAATGTGAAAAGTGTATATCTTCGACCTTCACTATAGTCTCCTTAGTCGTAGCAGCCGCAACCGACGAAACAGAAACACAGCATTTATTATCAATACTCGTCATTCTTAATAGCAATAGTAATTTGGGTAATTCACAATATTTATTGTATCAATGTTCTTATATCATTTTTTGTTTTTCTTTGCTTCAATTTTATTATTCATATTATCTGTGATGTTTTTGAGATAAGATGTATTTACAATTTCATAATTGTAAGTAGTCGCTATCATAGGCGGCAGATTTAGTAGATGCGTTTTCTCATTTGTATGATGACCTTTGCGAAACTCCTCGATATTCATAGGGCCATTAAAGATATCCAGTAAAAATCTTGAAGGAGCTGGGCGTATCGGGCGAGTACATCCAAAATGTTTGCTCAACATCTGTATCAAACTATTTATCTCCCATACTTTATCACTCCCACAATGCGAAGAGAAGTTATATGCATTAGCGCATTCGAGCGAACAAAAGTTCCCAAACAATATATAAGTATTCGTAGCAATATTATATTTATAGGGCATTCCAAAAATCCTGTCTTTTATAGCGTGGCAACACCAATAGCAATTATTTGAAGATTTAATAATATTGTCATTATAATCTATGTTAGTATCTCCGCAATTATCTTCCTTAATTAAATTGTCCTGAATCGTGTTATAAAAGTTAGTCTCATTTATATAACAACAGTTTGGCTCATATGGTGTCGGCGCTTCAAGTAATTCATCTGTAATACTTATTTTATTTATATCATTGTCAGATATAGGCAACTGCAATATAATATCCTCATTTTCCACAAGTACAACATCTTTTACAATAGTATTCATTAAGCCCTTTTTCTTATCTATTGCAGATTTAACTTCGCTGTTTTTACTTTTTCTCGGCATTTAATTATTAACGCTTATATTATTTATATGTATTTATATACTTTTTGGTATCACAAGACAGGACAATAAAACCTATTTGTTATTATCAAAATAGTCTTTGAAATATACAAGTGTCTTTATTAATTCTTTATTAACATTATCAGAAGGTTTTTCGGCGTTTTTTGTAAATGTTATCCCCGAGGAACCTACCGAGGAACCTACCGAGGAACCTCCAATTATACATTTTTCCTTTATCTCTCTTATTTCTCCATTGAGAGAGTTAATAGTATCTATTAAATATTTTATTATAAATACAAATACAATTATTATTATTAAAACGAATAAATCCATAATACTTTAATTATATCAAAGAATATAAAAATAATTGATGGCTTATTAGCTGAATTTTAAGCCAGCACCACCATTAAGAACAGTAAGGACATTTATTTCCAAGACATATATGGTAATTTCAAAATTGACTGCATAGTCTTCTCTTTTTAATAAATCAGCATATGTTTTAGTAATATATGTATATTTATCATCATATTTAACCTCTGGATTTACATTAACGGATAAAGAGGTTGTAATTTGCGTATTATCATAGGAACCGGAGCTTATCTGTTTTTCAGGAAATAAAGCAAATGAATAGCAGTATAACCCAGTTCTCGGTATATTTGTATGATATTTATGCGGCTCTATTTGATTATAATAAGTAGCATCATAATCAACACGAGTAATTTCTCTGTTCCATAATATTGAAGCCCTATCTAATATTCCAAGCCCCTCGCTATATTCGTGAGACCCTGTGTAATTTGTATAATTGTTGAAGTTTTTGATAGAATCGCTCCTTCGCGTTATCCATATAATTTCCTTGATATGATGATTTGCATTTGTTATATCTATCAGCGTATGATTATCATTCAATGCAATGGCCGGCGTTTTCTTAACCGTATTAATAATATAATTAATCTGGTTAGTATTCAATAGCAAACTGCTTCTTTCAGTACTATCTAAATATACATAGGTACACAATAGCTCATTATTAACATCAAAATTGACATCGCTTGGCTTTACAAATGTTGCAATAGATATTTTTGTCGCAGGATTATGTGTCTCATTATACATCAAGGGACTTACATAGGTATTCAATATATTACTCCATACCTGATATAGTCCCTCGAAAGCTTCTTGATTAATATAAATATCTAATTCAACTTCATTATTCTCTAATTTTAATAATGGAAGAGCCAGCGAGGGATTCTTAGTAAACCAGAAATTGAGCGGAACCTGTATTTTTCTCTTTTTAATACTCGGAGTTTCTGGAGTTTTTGCGAAACTTGATACAGGATAGGTTACATTATAAAGCCTGTTATTTAATACCCTGTATTTTGGAACGAAATTAAAAGGTGCAGTATATTCGTCTATATTCCCTATCAATTTATTATATTCAATGTTATCTTTGCTCGTAAGTTCATTCCATATATTCATCCATTCGCCATATAGCGTCTCTATATTAACTACCCCTATTTTAAGCTGCGCCTCCTTTATATAATTAAAACCCAAATTATTAACCCACCTGAACTTATATATATTGTCCGAATATATATCGGGGATTTTGAATGTCAAAAACAAGCCAGATAATAAATCAGCATATCGCTTTATTTTAAAATTAATACGCAAATCGGATTTGGATGGCTTAAAGCCGATATTACTATCGCCAGTAGAAGTAATAACAATCGTTTCCATAGAAAAATTAGTATGTTTTTTTAGCACATATTTATAATAATTAATATGCGGATTCAAGGTAATATATTCGCTCATATTACCCTTCAAAACTAATTGCATCAATCCGCCTCCCATTTTTATTTATACCCTTTATTATTATAAAGTTTTATTAATAGACCTTATATACACTTATTTTTCAGGATGTCTATATATCTGCATATTTCCCTATAAATATCTTCATTTTCTCATATTTTCTATCATCATTATACTCTGCAACTTTTCTCTCAGCATTGCTCTTATCTACTATTATTATAGTAGGATATCCCGAGATTTCATATTTTTCTATTCTATCCTTACTGTCTTTCATATTATACTTTTTAAATTCTAATTTATTCCCATATTCACTGCTAAGTTTCTCCCATACCCCAGATTTACTAAAATCCTCGCAGTGTCCGCAACCATCCATATAATAATACTCCAACCTATATTTTTTATCAGCGGCAGATGCACCCATAAAAGTCTCCATTATTTTATTCTTATTATATGCGAATAACACGGCGATTGCCAATAACAAAAAGAATATTATTGAAATCATAATAAATATATCGCTTCCAAAAAAACTCTTTTTTGCCGCCATATTGTATAATCCTCTAAATTATTATTAGATAATAATATCATAATTATTCGATATTTTTTTATATTCACTCTTTATTCTATCGGTTTCCCCTATGATATCACAGTCATCATTATCAAATTGTATTATAATTGAATTATAAAAATACGCCCCATATCTATCAATATTTACGCTAATTTTATTATCAATATACCCCTTAATAAACTTGATAAAATTTCCCTTTTCTATTAAAAATATCCTTACATCTAATGTATCATAACCTATCGCCGCATCATACTCTTTTAACGCATAGCTATCGTAATTATTCTCTCTAAGTATATTAACATACTTGTCAATACTATTATCATCACACACAATTATAGTTCTATATACAAGATAGTTTGAATATAGCTCTTCTAATCTATTAATTATCTCGTGTGTCATTAATACCCTATTAATTATTATTGTTTTTGCCTTATGTATATTATCATTCTAATCATTGTAATCAATATATAAGATTATTTATAATAACTAATTATAATGGACGAACAAATCATAAAGATTAGTATAGAACAATTTAGAGATATCTATAATTCTATAGATATACCCCGCAATATTTTGGATAAAGCCGTAGATATTAAAAATACATATTCTTGTTTCAACTCTTATTATGACCCCAAAATGATATGGGCAAAAAAAATATATAATAATAAGGAGAAGTATAATAAACCAAGGGTTAAATCAAGATTTCATATCATAATACCCGACTTTACAAAGAAATCCGAGCTGAAAAGATGTTTAATAGGTAATTTAAATAAACTTAGTATTAAAAACAGGGACAGTATCTACGATAAAATTAAGGAAATTATCGCTGTAAATGATAATAACGATAACAAGGATGATATTTTTATGATTATATGGAATTATATTAAAACGAGCGACGATGAACTGTATAGCAATATACTCTCTTTATTTGACAAGGAATATGTCTTAGCTAAGCTTGATAAGCTCTGGGATAATTACATAAAAAATAAGGAATGGGATCCGCCGAAATATATATACGAAAACAATCTTCTGGTATTGAATGATGAATACGATATGTACTGTGAATATACCAAGTGGAAACGCGGAATAAATAATATTAATAAGATATGGATTAAATATAAACGTGAAGAATTGCTATTATTGCTAAATAATATCGCAGATTATGTCATTAGTATTGTATATAATACCGATATATATAAATATATTCTGGATATTTTACTGGAACAATTATATAAAATCTTGGCTATCGCTAAATATAATTGTATAATAGATAAAATTAAAAATATAAATATTAAGAACTTGGATAATTCTACTAAGTTTTTAATTTATAATATTATTGAATTATAAAAAAATTATTTCTATATAATAGTATAGAGTAAGAAATAGTACAATGAAAGAGAGTGAAAATAACTTATCTTTTTATAGTAGTGCCATAATCCAAGCAATTTTTGCTATATTATTGTTAATAATTCTCAGTTATATTTACAAGCTGGAGAATATGGGGTGTGAATGTTCGGAACACCCTAACAAGGATTTTATCAAGAACTTCACTGTAATAGCCCTCGGCTATTTTATAATAACCTCTGTTATATCGCTTAAAAGCATTGCTAAAAGTATGGGGTATGTCGTAGTCCAATTATTGTCAATTGCTACCTTCGTATTCTTCTTAATGTTCGTAGTATACATATACTACGCTTTTGATTATGTTAGATATTTAACCAATGAAAAATGCAAATGCTCAGAGGATTTAAGCCGTGATATCATCTCCGTAGGTACTATGATATCTCTCTTCCTCTTCTTAACCCTCCTATTCACCATAATTATCATCCCAATCCTATTAAGCACCCTAAGCAGCCTATTATCCAAGATAGAGGTATTTGAAGAGGAAGTAGAAGACACTATCCGCAACCCAATGAAGTCTCTACGCAGCACCCCCGATAGAATCGTTAAATCTGTTAAAGAAGTCGGCAGCTTTGTTAATAAATCCGCTAAAAAAATAACCAATCTTAGAAAAAATAGATAAATAGCTATTAGCTATTATTTCGTTATTTTAACCTCTTATATCCCTTATTTTTAGTCATTATGTCATATATCATATATTAAAAAATAGTAATTATTTTCATAGCAGTAGTATATCCCTAATATCCCTAATATCCCTAATATCCCTAATATCCCTCGTATCCCTAATATCCCTCGTATTTTATATATTTAATGTGCGAGTGCCTTTTTTAGGTCTTCCTCGCCCTTTTAATATTTGGATATCCGCAGTATCCTCTATAATCGAAGTAATCTCTTCATCGCTAACCGAAAGAGTCTCTATGTTATTATCGCTATCATCAATTGATATCTTGTTATGAACATTCTTAATTATATTATCTATATCTTCATATTGCTTTTTATCATTCTGCTGTGTCGCAGGCATTCCTCTGTTTTGCCCATTCATATTTTGCGCATACGCCGGCATATTTGAAGGTACAGGGTCGCTATTTAAAGAACCGAAGAGATTACTTACCATACTGAATAAGCCCATATTATCATTGCTTGAGCCTCGATTTTGAGACATTTGCGGCATTTGTTGTGCCGGCGCATTTCCCATTACATATTGTTTTGCAGCTGCATTTTGAAACTGCTTCATTAATTCTGGATTAGAACGGAGAACATTCTCTACATCGGGAAGAGGCTGTTCTTTAAACATTCTACTTGTCAAATGGAACATAAATGCGCTCCCTGATAGCGATAAGAAGAGCCTCAATTCTGGCGCCATCTTCTTGCCCGTCGCCTTGTATTTATAATGCAGTTCCTCAAAAATATCATCATAATCGTTGATATTTTCATTGACCTGTTCTGACCACCCATCCAGCTTAATAGAAAACGGGTCATAACGCCCATTAATATATTCAGTCCCTGAGATAAAGGCCATTAACATTTTTTGCTGAAATCTTACGCTCCCATCCAATTCCTTTTCCCTTATAAGTCTATTATATTCGGTTCTCATCTCTTCAATATCAGAGTTCATATTGAACTTGAATGGTATCTTAAACCCCTTAGATTCCATTCTGTCTAATTGATATATAATCTCCCTCTTTTCGTTTATCTCGTTCTTTATTATTTCCTTAGGACTCAAAAATTTATTCTTATTTCTACTGCTACTACCTCCTCTGCCTCCATTTTCATCGCTTTCATCGCTTCTTCCACTTCCTCCACTTCCATCGCTTCCATCACTTCCATCACTTCCTCCGCTTCCGTCGCTTCCATCACTGCCTTCGCTTCCTGCACTACTGCCACTACTTTCATCGCTGCCTCCACTTGCTTCGCTGATATTATCATCATATATTTTCTTAATTTTGCCACGATTTGAACTCTTTTTACTCTCATCACTATCACTCTCGCTTTCTATTTGCGAACCTCTGCCAATCTTATCCTTATTGCGATATATATTGCCGATATTTTTCATATATTTCTTTTTACCACCAGATGAACTTCCTCGTGAAGAACCGCCGGAAGACATAGAAATAACATCGTCGCTTATTTTTTTCCTATTAAACAATTCTTCGCTAATAGCTATATTTGACTGCTTGCCACCGCCGCCCGGTATATTAAAACTAAAAGGTTGCTTATTGAAACTTTCTCTATTCAATTCAATTAAATCATCATTTCTATTATTAAAATTAGATAGTAAAGCCATATTATATATTTATTTGGGTATCAAATGTTTATATATCTATTATAATTTTTAAATGTTTATTAATACGCATTTTGCCCCTTACACATTTTACATTCCAGATATATATATGTCCTTAATTAACAACGTTAGTTAAAAATTGACTTGTATTGTATGATATATTAGGTTATTCAAAGTTACTTTAAGTGGAATAGCGTGAATCCATTGTAAGACTCAAGCGACCCTCACTGTGTCATCCAGCGACTCTTGTATCTCCTAGTATATCCAGCGACTCTTGTATCTCCTAGTATATCCAGCGACTCTTGTATCAATTTTCTGAATATGGATACTTTCTTTGCGTCAGATGATATACTTGAATATATTTCAAGTTGTGTAAGTTTCTATGATTACCATAAGCTCAAAGGAGTATCTCAAAAGTTCAATAGAATATTTAATACAAATTCGAAGAAGTATTCTATAAAGTATTATGAATCAATGATTATTGTAGTGCTTCCTCAAGATATATTAGACAATATTGAAACGCGCATATTGAATAAGTATCAATATAATGAATGTAGGCTGATTTCAAGATTCTTATTGCGCAATTTAGAGATGTACAAATACCGCTCTCCTCCTCCTGGAGAAGAATACCGTTATGTATCAATACATTATAATTTAATAATTACACTAAAGTGTGGAAAATTTGTTGAATATTTGATAGAGTTGCTATACAATTCTGAATATAATAGACATAGAAATATTGTAGGATTATTTGATAAGATATCTAATGATATCACTAACAACTCTATTAAGAATTATAGCACACAAGATGGTATATGCGAGACTATCAAAGTATGCTCTAAAGTACTAAATATACTGAGAAGGTTTAATTACAGATTTACTAAATCTTATAAATATAAGATTTATAATATGACCATTAACACATATATATTTATGTTAAATAAGGCTCTATATAACTCAAAGAGTCTCAATAATGAGTTAAATAGAGAGAATATAAAGAGCTTGGTAAAACCCGAAAGTGTTGATAATTATAAGAATCACATCTTAACTATATTAAAGGAGAAGGCTGAGAATAATACTGGAGATGTGCGAAAAATACCTATATACTATATTAAATGCATTTTAAATATTGTTGAAAATTCATATATACATTAAAGACTGCGCATATCATAGCATATCATAAGATATCATATCATAGCATATCATAAGATATCATATCATAGCATATCATAAGATATCATATCATAGCATATCATAAGATATCATATCACTATTTTTACATTGTAAAGGTATTAAAAAAATAAGTATCGGGGCAGCTATTTTCTATGCGATAGCCACGATAACCAGGCATTAAAAAATAATTTCCCTGATTTTACATAATATTCGGGGTGAAATTGTAATCCCAATATATCCCTCTTCTTATAATATAATATATCTATTATATTTTTTCTTTTCATTACAGTCTCGATATTCTTACCTACTTTGATAACAATATCATTGTGATTATACCTATATTTAGTTTTTATAACATCAAAAGGATATCTTATTTTTAAAGACCTATCATAGTTTCTAATATACCCCGCATCTCTTGTTCTAACATTAGAGAACTTACCAAATCTTACAGGGATATATTGCATCCCATAGCAAATCGCCAATATATGTATCTTATATTTAAATATTATCTCAGGGACTTTTGGAGAACTTCTATCGACTATACGATAATCAGATCCAGATACTATAATAGCATCTAATTTGTCCCTGAGATTATTTAACAATTCAGCGATACCTTGCTCATCATACCAATCTCTAAAAATTAATCTCGCATTTCTTATAGATTTTTTAAAACGCATTTTTCTTATATTATTCAATACACGATTACTATACATCAATATTATCAATATTTTAGGACGCCTCTTCTTTATCATTATTTTCATTATTATCAATTCTACTACTATATAGCTTATTATATTTATTAGTAATATCACCTTTTTCATTACTTCTAATATATGATACAGCTTGCAAGCACGCATCGCTCAAATCATCTTTTTTCTTATTTTCATTAAATAGATTCTGTAGTTTCTCGTCCTCGCTGATATATTTGCGGCACAACTCAATACTAAGCATTTTATTATTCTTATATTTATCCCTCCTAAAACCCTTCTTATTTCTTGCCTCTCCTGCTACCTTAGCAGCATTCGCATCCAGACATATAACATAGATGTGGTTTTTCGTCTTTAACGAAGCATTGACGAGAACAACATTACCGACCTCCTTATCCCAATATTTAACTAAACTAAAATATCCATATATGATATGTTGTATAGTTTTCATAATGCCGTTTAAATTTGAAGGCTGATTCTCTATCAATACATAATCTATCATATTGATATCCATATTTTTTAACTCGCCAATTATATTATCCATCTCAATATATATTCTCTCAGATATATCATCAATTCCCTTAATTTCCTTCTTAGATGAAGCTAATGCTATTATACGCCAATCCAATATCTCCAATACATAATCGGTCTGTCTTAATACACATACAGCAAGATTCTTAACTCCAATATCAAAACTAATATATATCATTATCCTAATATATCCTAATATATCCTAATATCCTTATTTACTCTCCTCTCTTCAGCTTTTATTAACCGTTTTTTGGATTTCGGTTATTATTTTAGGACTGTATGATGTAATATTGTAATGCTTTATAAGCGCAGCAAGGTCCTTCCAGAATGTATCGCCATCATATTTGGAATTGTATTTATTAATTTTCTTACATTTTTTATATAGCCATTTGTATGTCTTCTCTAAATTTTCCGGCTTCTTTGATATCTTGCTAAGCCGTTGTTCCTTTATTAATCTTCCAATATAGCTTTTTAACTCATCGCATTTGTTATAGTTTGGTAAGGTTTCTCGCAAATCATAAAACTTCATATAATTATACGATGGACATATCAATAAATTATTTGTGTAATCTATAAATGTTGGATTATTATCTATTATTAATAATCTCTTGCTAATATCATAATTATTTGGTATCTTTATGGTCTTACTAATTAATGGTAATATCTTGGAGACAGATTTCTTTATATTCCCATATTTATCCATAATACAATTATTGCGAGTAAATAATGGTCGGTCAAATTTAAAATTGTTATGCTTCTCTATTATTGCTATCTCTTTGTTCGCCCATTTTTTCTCAGAAGCCGTATAAATATAAAAATAGCTCGACGGATATAGCTTTTTCATAGAATTTATAAATGCAAAAAAATACGGTCGCACTAACAGCGAATTTGCAGAATAACTTTCATTCAAATATTTATTACACAGTGCTGTATATCTGTTTAATCCCTTCATCTTGTATTTTTTTACCAATTCAATAATATTATATAAATCGCATTGATAATTACAATCTCCTATTATAGTACCATCTAAATCTATTATAAATATATATGGTTCAGTACTACATCCCTTTTCCTCCCTATTATTCATTAAATCTATTATAATATTATATTAGAATATTGCTTTATAAATAGAAGATATATAAGATAATGGCAGAATCTCACATATTTAATACTAAAAATATGTCTGCATATAGCCATTTTTCAAATACAATTAATAACAAATATATTGAGTTGAATAACGGTAAAGAAAAAGATATTAAAGTTTCTGATGCATTACTCAAATATTTTAAAGATAAAACTCTCAAATATAATCTTGACAAAAGAATATTCTATTATAAGCACATAACTAACAAATTAAAAGATATAAATAATAAACAGTGTCTTAAAGAATATGCTATCAATTCTAAAAAAAACAATGATGTTATCGGATATAATATAGACAATACAGTATTTCTTACAAAAAAGTTCGGTTCTATTAGCAAATATGGCTATATTTATATAGCATCTATTAAAAACGAATTTGGCAAATATCCTATTGCCTCAAAAATTATGATTAATAACCGCGTTAATCTCTTTGAAGCACAGATTAACTTGAAAATAACCGATAAAGTTATAAAAAATATGATATCAAGGCATTTCATTCTAACTTATAAAGTTATTATCTGCGACAAAATCTCCAATAAAAACTTACCAGATATAGTTCTCAATAAGAAATACTATGTCTTATTAAATGAGCTTGCCCGAGGTGATTTGAAACAGCTCTGTAATAATAAAATGTTCCTCAAAAATAACAGCGTATTATATAATGTATTTATCCAGATAATGTTATCTATATCTACATTTCATCATCTTGGATTTATTCACGGCGATTGTCATTGGGGCAATTTCCTATATCATATGAATTATAATATTGTCAAAAATAGCTATCATCACTATAATATCTACGGCAAAAATTATTATCTAAAATCTTGCGAATATACTATGTATATTTATGATTTCGGTTTTGCTGAAAAAATCAAATCTGTTAAAAGCCCACTTATTGATGCTGATTATAAGAGATTAATAAATGCTTTTAGAAATAAAAAGATAGAACCACGCTCCTGGATATCTGTAGACAACAACCTGCCATCTGATGAGGTAGGTGAATATGTCAAAAAATTTAAACAAGCTATTGATAAAAATCGTCGTTCCAGTAGAAGCAGTGATAGCGATAGCGATAGCGGCAGCAGTATCTATATAAATAGCAGTATATATTTAGAAAAATTAACAATTGATACAATTCTGCCAATATTATTAAAAGCTCCAGACAAAACATTTGTTACCAAATTACCCGCAAATGCTAAGGTTATTAATAAAAAACCCTATTACATTAATAAAAAAATATTAATCAAAGACTAATTGCATCAATACGCGTATTAGCATCGGCAGCGTATTTTGCAGATAATTGCTCCATATATTCAGTCATTGTTTCAAAACCGACATATACCATTTCGTCAATCTCCTTTTTAGTTATATGTAATCGCATCCCTTTCCTTGCAAATATTATATTCATCCCACTTTTTAAAACGAGATTTTGAGGGCGATAGTAATTCGTATATTTACTATCTTGAATCTGCTTTAATAAAACCTCCTTTACTCTTAGCATATTTAATATCGTCATCAACTGCTTTACTATATATATAAAATTGATAGTTTTAACAGCCACGGGCTCTATAGTTTCATTATCTTTATACAAAAGCATACCTATTATATTCTCTCGTGGCACATCGGCAAATATTTTTATAGGAAAATTATTAGTTAATCCCCCGTCGTAATAATGATAATCCCCTATATTTATCGGTTTAAATAATAATGGTATGGACATTGAAGCACAACACGCCTTATATGCACAGACATCTGGAGTCTTCTCAATAGAAAAAATCTCGTTCTCGCAAGTATTTATATTCGTACAAGATATATACATATTTATTCCAAAAATTTTAGATAATTGCACAAATGTAATAGTCTCTGATATATCACCAGACTCATCTGTGCCATTACACCTATCGGGATATTTCCTTTTTATAATAATTTTTAAATGCTTAATCATTGCCGCTGTATCAAATAAACCAAGCTCTGTAATTAATCTGATGTACTTTTTAATAGATAAAAAACATAAATCGTTATCTTTCATACAATTATATAATACCTCTTCCATCTCATAAATAGTTAATTTAAGGGCAAACATAAGACCTATTAAAGAACCTATGGAACAACCAGCAATATGTTTTATATTCTTATGCATATTATTTAAATATAAATATCTAAATGCCCCTATAAATATAACACCGCGCATACCACCACCTGATAAAACTAAATGTGTAATATTAATATTATCCATACCCATACTCATTTTTAATTATATAATATTATATATAGTATATCCCTAATATCCCTAAATGTGCGAATTGTATTCTTGAATACTAACCTTATAGTATACAAGAGCCTCCTTAGATGCATTGTTCTCAGCTTCTTTTTTAGTATTTCCCGTTGCTGTAGAAATAATGCTTCCGTTCTTGTCCTTGATACAATATGTAAATATGCGAATATTGTCTTTAACGGCTACATTGAGCTCTTTGAATTGCGGTATATCCTGTAAAGAATGAAGCATATGAGATACGAGCATATCCTTGTAATTGTTTTTAATTCTAATGAGTTCGCAAAAGTCTATGTAATTTTCAATTATATATATTATCCAAGATTCTACAACGAAATATCCCGCTCCCGAAGAAGGATTTATATTAATATTGGGAATAATAATATTGTCAGTATCTGTCTGAAAATCCAAATAGAGTGCCCCCAAAAAAGCCTCAAATATATCCTCCATAATTTTATAGTTATTCCTTCCTCCAGATTCCTCGACCTGCTTAGATATAATGGCGAACTTAGGTAATCCTATTTTATCTGACAAATACCCCAACATCTTTCCATTTACTATCTTTGTCCTAATTTTAGATAAGAATCCTTCATTTTGGTCAGGAAATCTATTATATAAATAATTCGTAACAATCATTCCAAGAAGCGAGTCCCCCAAAAACTCTAATCTTTCATAAGACATATCTTGAAGAGGAAGACAATCGCTCGGACGATTTGCATTACTTTTCTCAAAATCAATATTTTTCATAGTACAATAAGATTTATGAACAAATGCAACGCGATATAAATTGATATTCTTTATTTTTAAATCAGGCAATCCATTGCTACTTAGCAATTTATATAAGTCCTCTTCGCTTAACAGCGTGTTTTTTGAATTATACGGTTGATTTTCTACATCAATATCCATAGTTTTATTATGGATATTATCAATTCTTTTCATCTTAGGTATATCTTAGGTATATCTCGGGTATATCTCGGTTATATCTTATTTCTCAAAATATGATTATATCAATTTTTATATATATAAATATTAAATGTATTTTTCTTTTAAATAGAATAAGATAATAAATGAGTTATCTAGCTAATGATATAACAGCCCCCCTAATCCAAATAGATTCGGTTGCTATTGGGTTTCAATTGGATGGCGAAAACGAAGCAAGGAATATCAATAGTTTAGATTTAAATAAAGATGAATTTTTGGCTGTAGGAGAGAAAACATATATTCCAGGCGATACTTCAAATACTAAATGGTCTCTTCTCGTTAATAGCAAAGGAACTTCGGTAAATGCATCAAGAAACCTCGCTCGTGAAAGTTTAACTCTTGATACTTCGCTATATGTAGATAAAAACATTCATTGTTCGGGTATTATTAAAGCTGCCGGGTTAGAGCTTAATAATATCAGAATTGATAATACTACAACTATAACAAGCAATTTAATTAGGGATTTTATCGTTAAAACTAATGACCTCGTGGTATCTCAGCCTTTTCAAACAGGATATATTACAAATTATAACAATCTCTATAATATTAATTATGATGTTAAAAATGTTTATACTCCAAACTTCGTTACCTTCGGTGGCCATATTGATACATACAAAAATACACATCCTCTAAACATCGTTACCACTCCTAACAATAAATTCAACAGTATGCATATTTCTATAAGGAACGATACTAATAATGATGAAGAACCTTCACGAATGTGCATAGGTATGATTGGGGGCAGCAATATATCCCCTGCGATTATTTCTACAACACGAGGAGTTCCGCTCGAATTTCATATTAGCACTTCTTCGGAGAGTATTGATGCCGCCTATGGAACAAAAGCTTTCCCTATATACAACTCTAATAATGTCCCTGCTATGACAATTGATGCCTATAATAATATAGGCATCGGCACTAATTACACTTCTCAAAAAAACTATAATAAAAAGGTTTTCGCAAATAATAGCACAACTACCGTTGAAAAAATCGGTAAATCTAAATTAGAAGTAAGAGGCCTATCTACATTTGAAGACATATTATTGCACGATTACCAAACAAATACCTATAAACATCTTGACGATATATATATCCGTGGAACAGGCGTCGGGGTTCTCAATGCAACGCAAATAAATGGTGGCGATTTTACGGATTCTTTCTACAGATTTAACAATAATCTCTCTGTCTTAAAGCAATTAAATGCGGGTGATGCCAATATCGCTAATAATACAACTGTCGGATGTAATTTAACCACAGAATATTTAAATGTAAAAGAACATTCTACTTTTGAAGGAACTGTAGCCTTTAACGATGATGTTAATTTTGATAGCGTCCAAAATATTAATATCAATAACCTTAATATAAACAATGACCTTTTCATCAATAATAAGCGCGTAACACCCCTCAATACAAATGATACTTTTACAGGGAACTTTGAAAAAAGTATAGTAGATGGCAGCAACTATATATTTGTTTATGTAAGCAGTAATATCGCTTCTCTTGATGCCAACTGTAATGTTAATTTTCCTAATAAAATGGGGATTGGCCTTACAGATACTGACGGTTTTGACGGTGTTCTAAATATTATCAAGAATGATAGAACTACGAGCAACAATTTTGACATATTGCTAAAAAATACCTTGGAAAACAAGACATATATAGCTAATATCGGAAGACTCTCTCGGCTTGATTATAACGATAATAGTTTGATATTTAACACAAACAAGGTACCTGGGAAAAATAACAACATATATTTTTATCCTTCAAGCGATTTATCCGAACTGACCTCTAATCGTTATCTTCCCAATTTAAAAAATACCCCACCTACACTATCATTATTAAAAGGCAAAATAGGTATAAACAAATTGAATCCCGATAATCTTTTTGCACTTGATATTGAAGGCAAAATTGCGGCAAACGATTACTATGTATCACAAGACAACAATTTTAAAAGAACTAAGAACTTTATTTATAATAATGGCAAAAATTTTTTCAACTTATATGATACAGCAACTGATAAGTTTTGTATCAATTATAATGAGCTTACATCATTCGCATCAGATATGAGAGGTCTCAATGTTAAAAAAGGCATTAACGCAGATTTATATTATCAAAACAATATATTATTAGAAACACTGCAAAAAGCGAGTTCGGCCGACAGTTTTTACACTAACAAGAATATATCTATAGGCTGGAACGGTGAAGCTAATGTTGCACCTCTTCAAGTTAGAAACTTATACACAAACGATTATAATTATTCGACTATACGCATTTACAGAGGTGTGAGAGGCGGCGGTCTTTTTAATAACGCAGATTATAGCGGTATTGATATCTGCGAATATGACAGAGATATTAATCAAGACAGAAATAAAGAGAAGTGGTTCATTTATAAAAATCATAAATATAATGACCTTAATGCGAGAGATTATATGCGTGTTGGCCCTTTGCAAATTGGCTACACCGATAAAACTATTGAGCCCACTTCATATGGTATGTCATTTTATTATGATCCTGCGAGTTCAAAATATCATATAGATGTTAATAACCCAAAGGTATCTTACGATGACAAATCTGCTATGACAATATATGGCGATCTAAATGTTCACGGGAATGTTAATATTTTAGATAACGAAGGATGCAATTTTAATTTTACTATGAAAGCATTATCATCTAATCTTAAAAGAGTAGATAGATATATCAATTATATATCTGGGGGCGGCATTGATACAGGGTATTCGGCATCTACTAATAAAATTGCTATGTCCATAGATATTTTGAGACCCAAAGAAAATGTTGTAATAGACCCCGTGGAAAATGCCAAGATTCCTGTAATAATTAAAAATATGAATGATGATAATCCAGCTACAAAGTTTATCACTTATTCCAAGAGCAATATTTGCTATTCTATGATAGAATTGGCTATTTACAATAGCAATCTTCAATTAGTAGACGATGACGCAGATAAACAAAATAATATCAGGAATGCCATACAAATGAGCGTAGCTAATAATAACAGCAACACTTATCTCGATTTCAATGTTTATAATAATGATTCATACAAAAACTTCCTGCGATTTATTAATACAGTCAGTGATAATGGGGACGCCAATAGTACTATTGCTCACTTGGGTCTCGGGACAGACAAAAGCTCAAATATCCTTTTTCACATTGACGGGAATGAAAAATATGGCCTTCAAATTACAAATAATAAGTTTCCAGCTTCTATAAATTTATTGAACTCTGAAGGAAAAAATATTTATCATACTATATCGGGCGGCGATCTTCATAACAATCACAAGTTTAGTATTGATGTCTCTTCATCTACGGTTGATGATCTAAATAACGAACCTGTTATGACAAATGTATTCACAATTGACGCCTTCCAATATAATGGGGAGAAACGCAGAGGATCCCGATATGGATTCAATGAAGACTTTTCCTGTAACATAAATCAGACCTTTGTAATTAAAAGTGATTATGATACAGTTCCTATGGCAATTACGAGCAGATATAGCTACGAATATATGTTCAATAGTACAGTTAAAATAGATTATGATAATGTAATATTTGATATATTATCATCTAACTGGAATAACGATTCTAAGACATATTTCAGCTTTTATAAACAGAATATAACAGAGTTGCCTGGAATTGATGCTAATAATAATGTTATCACTTCTAATAATCTTGAAGATGACGGCTTCATATTTAAAACAAATAATCTAATATCAACAAATCTCTCATATATTACTATTCATTCTAATCTCATTTATCCGTATTTTTTTAGCAATTTAGATATTGATTATATGCCTCTTAATAATCAAACATTTGATATAGAAACCGATGGCGTCAAAGATAAATATGATTTATTCAAAGAAAACGATTTTTCCTTAGTACCACAAGGCATATTTTACAGTAGCAATGATGATATTAAACCCGCAGATATTTCAGAAAAAATGCTCGCTATCAATGATAGAGCAGTATTTAATGTATATGATAGTAATATATTATTCAACTATGAATATATAAATAGATATATTATATCTGACCATATATCGTGCAATATAGCTATTAGCGTTAGTTCAAATATTCAGATAATTGATAATAGCAACTATTTTAATATCAGCAACTATATAACAACAACTCTTGGAACTGTAAATCAGCCCTTTAATGAGCTTGAAAATGTAATGGAACATACCTATATGGATTATAATCAAAATGCTATTAATCTCAATGTGAAGTTTTTAGAATATTCCAACATATTTTTAAATACATATACTATAAATATTTTGAAATATAATTCTAACATAGCATATGATGCAGTGTTTTTTTCCGTTCATACTAATCATTTAAATATTGCAACTTCCAATGTTATATTTGAAGAGCTATTTGAATTAAATACGGCATATCTAGATATAACTTCAAATATTCAAGATAATAATGTAATTTTTAGAACATCTAATTATTCTATTAACAACAATGCAAATGCTATACAAAGAAATATGGTTATCCAACAATTAAGTTCCAATGTTTTCCAAGATACATTTGATATTTTAGGTAATCCTATAAATAAAACAGTAGTTATTGAAGAATATTTTAATAATTATTGCAATTATAATTTGGAAGATATAAACATAGGAATTCGTAACTATAACTATAAAAATTATAAACCACACATTTCTTTAATTAATGATGTTGAGAAAAACGATAGTATTTTTGAAGGACACGAAATATACAGCTACGATGGAGTATTTGAAATAAAATATGCTAACTCTGCTAATAAGCAATTTGTCCCTCTCAAAATTGATAATATAGGTAATATGTTCATTAATGGCGGCTTAGATATGAGAGGCGATTTGAGATTTGATGGACACATATACGATGCCAATGGGAATGATTTAATTGAGATACTTAATAAAAATTATTATAAAGAATATGAGATTAACTCAAGTAATATCCATTTTAATTCATTAGGTTCAAATGGTCTTGAAATTAACTCTTATGCTATCAATAGCCACATTGATTATAAGTTCTTTTATGTTAAGGACTATTTGTCTTCTAATATAATTAATGATATTTTAGTATTACATAAATCAGAACTATTAAACAATACATATAATCTGGATTTATATGCAGATTTGTATATTAACTGTAATTTATATATTGAAGGGGAGGGAAATATCCCATCATTATCAGTATTCCAAAAACATAACCAAAATATTATACAGGTTGCTAATTTGGAACGCGAAGTTATGACAGTTGCATATGATGGAAGTTTGGGATTAGGAGTAACAGAGCCGCAAAGCGCCCTCTTTAATATCAGGCAAAATAATGAGAATACAAATGTTATATCCGCTTCTAATCTGGACCGCGAATTGCTAACATTAGCCTATGATGGCAGCTTAGGATTGGGGGTAGTTGAGCCACAAGGAGTCTTGTTAAATGCTCGCCAGAATAACATCGGAAGTAATATCATTTCGGCTTCTAACATAGACCGTGAAGTGCTTACAGTAGCCTATGATGGAAGCATTGGCTTTGGCGTTACTCAACCCAAGGGAATCTTGCTAAATGCTCGCCAGAATAACATCGGGAGCAATATTATTTCAGCTTCTAACATAGATCGTGAAGTGCTTACTGTAGCATATGATGGAAGCATTGGGTTTGGCGTTATGCAACCTCGTGGTATATTACTAAATGCTCGCCAGAATAACATTGGGAGCAATATTATTTCAGCTTCTAATATAGACCGTGAAGTGCTTACTGTAGCATATGATGGAAGCATTGGCTTTGGTGTTACGCAACCAAGGGGAATCTTGCTAAATGCAAGACAGAATAACATTGGGAGCAATATTATTTCAGCTTCTAATATAGACCGCGAAGTGCTTACAGTAGCCTATGATGGAAGTATAGGCTTTGGTGTTACGCAACCAAGAGGAATCTTGCTAAATGCTCGTCAGAATAACATAGGAAGCAATATAATATCAGCTTCTAATATTGACCGCGAAGTGCTTACTGTAGCCTATGATGGAAGCATTGGGTTTGGCGTTACGCAACCAAGAGGAATCTTGCTAAATGCTCGCCAGAATAACATTGGGAGCAATATTATTTCAGCTTCTAACATAGACCGTGAAGTGCTTACAGTAGCCTATGATGGAAGCATTGGCTTTGGTGTTACGCAACCAAGAGGAATCTTGCTAAATGCACGCCAGAATAACATCGGGAGCAATATTATTTCGGCTTCTAACATAGACCGTGAAGTGCTTACAGTAGCCTATGATGGAAGTATAGGTTTTGGTGTTACGCAACCAAGAGGAATCTTGCTAAATGCACGCCAGAATAACATCGGGAGCAATATTATTTCGGCTTCTAACATAGACCGTGAAGTGCTTACTGTAGCCTATGATGGAAGTATAGGTTTTGGTGTTACGCAACCAAGGGGAATCTTGCTAAATGCTCGACAGAATAACATCGGGAGCAATATTATTTCAGCTTCTAACATAGACCGTGAAGTGCTTACAGTAGCATATGATGGAAGCATTGGCTTTGGTGTTACGCAACCAAGGGGAATCTTACTAAATGCTCGCCAGAATAATATAGGGAGCAATATAATATCGGCTTCTAATATTGACCGTGAAGTGCTTACGGTAGCCTATGACGGAAGCATTGGCTTTGGTGTTACGCAACCAAGGGGAATCTTACTAAATGCTCGCCAGAATAACATAGGAAGCAATATAATATCGGCTTCTAATATAGACCGTGAAGTGCTTACAGTAGCCTATGACGGAAGCATTGGCTTTGGTGTTACGCAACCAAGGGGAATATTACTAAATGCTCGCCAGAATAACATAGGAAGCAATATTATTTCGGCTTCTAATATAGACCGTGAAGTGCTTACAGTAGCCTATGACGGAAGCATTGGCTTTGGAGTATCACGGCCACAAGGAGTACTGCTAAATGCTCGCCAGAATAATATAGGGAGCAATATTATTTCGGCTTCTAACATTGACCGTGAAGTGCTTACAGTAGCCTATGACGGAAGCATTGGCTTTGGAGTATCACGGCCACAAGGAGTACTGCTAAATGCTCGCCAGAATAATATAGGGAGCAATATTATTTCGGCTTCTAACATTGACCGTGAAGTGCTTACAGTAGCCTATGATGGAAGCATTGGTTTTGGAGTTATGCAACCAAGAGGAATCTTGCTAAATGCAAGACAGAATAACATAGGGAGCAATATTATTTCGGCTTCTAATATTAATCGTGAAGTGCTTACAGTAGCCTATGATGGAAGCATTGGATTTGGCGTTACGCAACCTCGTGGTATATTAGTAAATGCTCGCCAGAATAACATTGGGAGCAATATTATTTCAGCTTCTAACATAGACCGTGAAGTCTTAACAGTAGCCTATGATGGAAGCATTGGGTTTGGAGTTATGCAACCAAGGGGAATCTTGCTAAATGCTCGCCAGAATAATATAGGAAGCAATATAATATCGGCTTCTAATATTAATCGTGAAGTTCTTACAGTAGCCTATGATGGAAGTATTGGTTTTGGCGTATCACGGCCACAAGGAGTACTGCTAAATGCTCGTCAGAATAATATAGGAAGCAATATTATTTCGGCTTCTAACATTGACCGTGAAGTGCTTACAGTAGCCTATGATGGAAGTATTGGTTTTGGCGTATCACGGCCACAAGGAGTACTGCTAAATGCAAGACAGAATAATATAGGGAGCAATATAATCTCGGCTTCTAACATAGATCGTGAAGTGCTTACAGTAGCCTATGACGGAAGCATAGGTTTTGGCGTTACGCAACCTCGTGGTATATTACTAAATGCTCGCCAGAATAATATAGGAAGCAATATTATATCGGCTTCTAACATAGACCGCGAAGTGCTTACAGTAGCCTATGATGGAAGTATAGGTTTTGGCGTAATGCAACCCCGAGGCATATTACTAAATGCTCGCCAGAATAACATAGGAAGCAATATCATATCAGCTTCTAATTTGGATCGAGAAGTTCTTACGGTAGCCTATGATGGAAGTATAGGTTTTGGCGTAATGCAACCCCGAGGCATATTGATAAATGCTCGCCAGAATAACATAGGAAGCAATATCATATCAGCTTCTAACATAGACCGTGAAGTGCTTACAGTAGCCTATGATGGAAGCATTGGATTTGGCGTAACGCAACCAAGAGGAATCTTGCTAAATGCAAGACAGAATAATGTCGGTAGCAATATTATTTCGGCTTCTAATATTAATCGTGAAGTGCTTACAGTAGCCTATGATGGAAGTATTGGATTTGGTGTTACACAACCTCGTGGTATATTATTAAATGCTCGTCAGAATAATATAGGTAGCAATATTATTTCGGCTTCTAACATAGACCGTGAAGTGCTTACTGTAGCATATGATGGAAGCATTGGATTTGGTGTTACACAACCTCGTGGTATATTATTAAATGCAAGACAGAATAACATCGGGAGCAATATTATTTCAGCTTCTAACATAGACCGTGAAGTTCTTACTGTAGCATATGATGGAAGCATTGGTTTTGGAGTTATGCAACCAAGAGGAATCTTGCTAAATGCAAGACAGAATAACATCGGTAGCAATATTATTTCGGCTTCTAATATTAATCGTGAAGTGCTTACAGTAGCCTATGATGGAAGCATTGGCTTTGGTGTTACGCAACCTCGTGGTATATTACTAAATGCTCGCCAGAATAACATCGGGAGCAATATTATTTCAGCTTCTAATATTGACCGTGAAGTGCTTACAGTAGCCTATGATGGAAGCATTGGGTTTGGCGTTACGCAACCAAGGGGAATCTTGCTAAATGCAAGACAGAATAATATAGGGAGCAATATAATATCAGCTTCTAATATTGACCGTGAAGTCTTAACAGTAGCCTATGATGGAAGCATTGGTTTTGGAGTTATGCAACCAAGGGGAATCTTGCTAAATGCAAGACAGAATAATATAGGGAGCAATATAATATCAGCTTCTAATATTGACCGTGAAGTCTTAACAGTAGCCTATGATGGAAGCATTGGTTTTGGAGTTATGCAACCAAGGGGAATATTGCTAAATGCAAGACAGAATAACATAGGAAGCAATATTATATCAGCTTCTAACATAGACCGCGAAGTCCTTACAGTAGCCTATGATGGAAGCATTGGTTTTGGAGTTGCACAACCCAGGGGAATCTTGCTAAATGCAAGACAGAATAACATCGGGAGCAATATTATATCAGCTTCTAATATTAATCGTGAAGTGCTTACAGTAGCCTATGATGGAAGTGTTGGTTTCGGTGTATCACGGCCACAAGGAGTACTGCTAAATGCACGCCAGAATAACATCGGGAGCAATATTATATCAGCTTCTAACATAGACCGCGAAGTCCTTACAGTAGCCTATGATGGAAGTATTGGGTTTGGCGTAATGCAACCAAGGGGAATTTTGCTAAATGCTCGCCAGAATAACATCGGGAGCAATATTATATCAGCTTCTAATTTGAATAGCGAGGTTATGACGCTGACCTATGATGGTATTATGGGCTTAGGAGTAACAAATCCAAATAAACAAAGTAAATTGGATGTAAAAGGTAATATAAATATTGTTAGCGAACAAGGGACAGATTTTATATATACTATTAACAATCGCGATATTATGAAAGAAACCTGTAATTATATTCTGGATACAAGCAATATTATATCTACCAGAATAACTAATCTAACAACAGATTTGATTACAGAAAATAACACTTCTATAAATAAATTTATTGTAGCTAATAAATATAATAATAATCTATTTATTGACGGCGATTTAACTATAAATTCTAATTTAATTGTGTATGGCGTAACAACAACCTTGAATACTGATGTATATACAACAGAACAATTGAATATAACAAATACAGGCGAAGGAGATGCTCTCATAGTTAAGCAAATTAATAATTCATATAATATATTCACGGCTTCAAATAATGATATCTCTGTTTTTAATATTAATTATAGTGGCAAGGTTGGCATAGGCACTCAAAATCCCAAGGTATTTTTGGAAATTAATACAACAGATGGCATCAAAATACCAAGTGGCTCTGATATCCAGCGACCTTCTGGAATCAATCTAATCCAAGGTACAATCCGTTATAACACTGATACCAATCAATTTGAAGGCTATGGAGCTGGCAATAACTGGGGAACACTCGGAGGTGTCAAAGATGTCAATAATGATACTTTTATAAGTGCCGAGAGCTCACCAGGTGTTAATAATGACGAGCTACGCTTTATAACAAGCAATGTCGAAAAGATGATTATCAAAAAAGATGGCAAAGTTGGCATAGGCACTCAAGAACCCAAAGTATTTTTGGAAATTAATACAACAGATGGCATCAAAATACCAAGTGGCTCTGATATCCAACGACCTTCTGGAATCAATCTAATCCAAGGTACAATCCGTTATAACACTGATACCAATCAATTTGAAGGCTATGGAGCTGGCAATAACTGGGGAACACTCGGAGGTGTCAAAGATGTCAATAATGATA